TTATGTACTTGGAGAGCCGTAACGCTCAATCATAAGCAAATCGGGTTTATACACATCTTTTACATCTGTATTCGGCTCAAAAGTGCTAAATTCTTTCTTCTGTGGCTTTTTTATAATTATTCCGTTACTTATATCAAATAACGCTTTTTCAATCAAACGTAGCCCCATAGATTGTAATTCATGTTCCCATAATAGTCGTGCCGCTTTCCTTGAATCCATTGCGTACATTTTAGGATCAATAAAGCAAAAGTCTTGGTAAGCAATATCGCCTCTATCAATACCGTCATTTAACCAAAATACAGAACCTCCAGTTATTGGGTCACGCATTCGGATTGCCCACTCAATAGACGAACGCCCACGATGGCGAGGTAATAAACTCGGATGGTATCCAATCCACCCAATTTTAGCCTTATACCTTGTTTTCTTTCCTATATAATCAAATGAGTGGGCGGTTATTCCAATATCTACATTATCCGGGAAAGTATCAGCGGTTAATGTTCCCGCTGGTACATGCCTAATCCCAAAAGTATGAGCCATTTTTGTAACATACTTATCATCTAATGGCGAACATACGCCTACAATTTCGACAAAATCAAGCCTATTACAAAGACTGAATACTTGCTCCCCAAAATACTTTTGTCCCGATATAAAAACTCTTATTTTTTTCATTTTCCTAAATATTTAAACGCCTGTACGGCTCTAAAATGGCCACCATAACCACACCCTGTTATCGTGCCTTTTCCGGTTCTATTAATACTATCTTTACTCCTTACTTTATTTGAGCCGTGGAGCATTGCATTAGTTTGAAGCCATTTGTTAGAATGCCTCAAATAACCGCATAATTGTGGGTGTGAAGTATGAAAAAAAGTGTGATATTTATGCCCACATCTTCCTTTACCGTCTAAATGATATTGCATTACTTCATTTAAAAAAGCAGTTCCAACGCCTGCACCTTGCCACTCGGGCATAACAACTAATCGGGTTGCACGATAAGCCTTTGCAGTAAATAAAGGGCAAACGGCCAAATGGGCCACAAGCTCTCCGTTTACCGTAGCGACAAAATATTCAGCCGCAGGAGGGTGGGGCAAATCTAAATAATAATGCTCTTTAAAATACTTCCAGTAAGTTCCGTTTGTCTTCCAAATGTCGAGCTTGATAGATGGTCGTTTTTGGACTTTTTTTTTACTTCACCAGTTCGAGTATCATATACCCAATCTGGTTGCAACCACTCTACAATATCATAGTGACATGAAAGTAGTACGATTTGTTTGCCTTTTGTTCGCCTCCACGATTTAGCGAAAGCCGATGCACCAATTTGAGCTATTTGGCGGTCAACGACACTCGTAAACTCATCAATAACCACTTTATCGGGAGCATCGCAAATTAACCGAGCTAATCCCGCTCTATATTGCTCTCCATTGGATAACGCCTTAAATGGACGTAACCAAGCTGGGACATCTCCAAGCCCTACGGCCGATAAAGATGCTGTAACTTCGTTTAAGGACTTTTTAGGGGCGATATTATCTACAATAGGTAAATTATTATCCCAACCCGAATAAAGGTCGTGAATAGCAACATTTGACCAAATTTGCTTACCTATTGAAGTTTTGCCCGAACCCGATGCACCTACAATAAGCCCTATTTGCCACTCGTCGTCTTCTATTGGTAGCTCTGCCGTATGCTTCCACTCGTGGCCACTTTCGGCATTAAATAATGATTTTACTTTTTGAGCTCTAAAACTCTCAAAATTTTTGCAACTGTGGTTTACTTCAATTTTCATACACTAACTACTTTTAAATCTTTAAATCCCATTTCTTTTAATTTTTCAAAAATTTGTTTTTGCTCCTCCTCGCTACTACACTTCACGATAACGGCATGTTGTTCTTTGTACGTAAAATTTTTACTCATTCGTTTTTTGATTGATGATTAATTAATGATTATATTTGTGCCTCTGACCACTAAACATAAAAAAAACCCACAAGCTAAAGAAGACTTATGTCCTCCGTAGCCTGTGGGTTCTTGTTTAAAAAGTGGTCAGAGATTTTTTAAAGCGGAGGACTTTTTTACGCTATCCTACCAAAGCGTTGATTTTTTAAAAATAGATACCGTTTAAAACGGCATCTATAAATTTCTAAAGTGGATTTATTTTACTTGCTACCAGCATCGCAATCAGATAATGACCGCCTCCTTTCTTTTAGTTAATTTGTTTGTTCGGGTTGCCTATGAGCCAATTTGCTTTCGCTCCTTGGCTCAATCCTTACACCTTATAATTTCTTTCAGATGACAGGTTTTCTGTAAAGCGTCCTTATAGCTTATAATTTCTTTCACTTACACAGGTCACTTTATTGGCTTCCCTAAATTTTAAACTAGCTTATAGCTAATTGATATTTTTTGACTTTCTCCGTCATTGTACCATCTATCGCAAATCATTTGAATAGTTGCCAATGGCTTTGAAAAATATGTTTTATTTCCTTTTCTTACTCTAATTCTAAATTGTAAATATTGCCACGCACGGTTATAATCAGATGTGTGATTTTTTCCACCAGCTCCACATGCTCTAATTTGAGAGTTGGAATTTGCAATTTTATGAAAGTAGTAAGGTTGACCCATTTTTAAAATTGTTTCCTTTTCAGTTATCACTATTTCAGATGGGCGTTTCGGGTTTTGAGCATCTGGAAAGATACCGTGTTTAAATCCCGAACCTTTAAATTTCCCATAAGTTCTAACAGTCCGCTTTGGTTTATATCGGTCAATCAACAATGTAACCTCGTCTGTATTTTCCAACATCCAAACATCATTAAACTTTAAAACCAATTGTTGAACGGTTGAAATTCCTGCAAAATTTTGCACGATATGTTCGGGTTTGTTACTCCAAAACAACTCAATTTTTACGTTTTCAACTGCCGACTCAACTGCCTTGCGAGCTACATCGTTAAACTCATCAGCAAACAAAATATACTTTGTTTCTTTATCGGCAACGGCAAGTAGCTTTTCGGCACTATCTTGCTTTTGTTCTATGTCAAATACTGTATTCATTACTTCGCTTTTAATTCCCTATATTCTCGGAGTTTTGTATCATACAATAACTCCAGTTCTTTTGCGTCCTCATCAATGGCTTTGGTAAATTGAATTTCATAAAAAAGCCTTTTGAGTTCTTGACGGCGATAGTCTAAACTTTCTTTGTCTGTCACATCATGATTTACTTCCGGTAGTGGGTCAAGAAAAATTTGTTTTTCGTCAAGCCCCAAATATTTCGTTGGCTCGTTTGTTAAAACCTTGATTGTCTTTTCGCCTTTTGGCAAAAATTTTGGATCTATGTCATCGCTGTGAAAACCTACTACATACGAATCTTTAAAATGTAAAAAATATGTGTTCTGTGTCATTTTATCCAAATAGCTAAATAGTTAATAATAGAACGAGCTCGGCTTTCAGAGTTATTACAAACGACTCTAACTTTACCCGCCGTGTAGTCAACTTGATAATTACACCAAAACGTATCATCACCGTTAACATTACCTGAAAAATTTATCTCACCAACCGAAGGAATAAAACCTTTTAAGTGATATATATTATATCCTGCAGGAGGATAAATATCAACCCAATTACGAGTAAAATTGAACTGGTAATAACCATTACTACTTGGAACCGTCACAAGCGAACCGTGAGTACATTTTATTTCCGAAAATGGTTTGTTTTTTATAAAGGCGTCAGAACCCGGAGAAGTTACTAACCAATCGGCTTGCACATTTACTTCCGCACCTGCTTCAATAGAGTTTAAATGATTTAGCATTGAAACCGTAAAGGCTAAATAGTTTGGGTCGATAACTACACCCGCAGGAAGTTCAAAATTTGAAAGCTCTTGAATAGTTTTTAATCTTTGAAGTTCCCCAAAGTAAAATAAATCAATCCCGCCAGTTCCGCACTTTGCATAAATAGTTCTATACGCTGGCAAACTATCTAAAACACTATCATCATTAGCATCTGTATTATAGTTTACATTTTCAAATTGCTCAATAATGGTAACGGTATCTGCATAATTACCGCCGACAAAAGGAATAATCTCTCCATTGTAAGAAATAAAACCGTTTGACACTACCATTGCAGCAGGGTCAGAACCTGTTACCACAACTCCAGTAATTATCGTTTTGTTTCCTGCAAGTTGTGCCAAAGCTCCAAGCGGCTCACGAAACGCATCTTGAATAAAGCGTAACGTTTTATTTGTACCGGGAAACCCAGTAGCAGAAACGATTAATTTATTACCTAAACCCATAATATTATATAGTTTTTAACGAATAGTTTATAATAGTCAATTTGTGCCTTCATTTTAATTAATAGGGCGTTTTCTTCTTGAGTATTGGTTGGTTTTAAATCGATTGGAACTAAAACCAAAAAATCTGCACCATCTCCAATAAACTCGCTTTCTTCACGAAAATAAACAGGCTTGTTATCGCTTTCTTCATAAAACAATACAGGCTTGTTTTCTTCGGGTTCATAAAACCATAACGGCTCTCTTAAAATGGCGTTTCTTATGATAATTCGCCTTTGTACGTTATCAAAACTATCATTCAAAACCGCCTGTAAATAGCATATTTGCGAATTATGATTCACTTTGTATAATGCTTGACGACGAAACTCCAAAAACTCCAAGTGTAATAGAACTACAGGTTTAAAAAAAACCTCGAGCAATTTTATAGACTTAATTTTACGCAGGAATACTGGCAAATTAAGTATGATAAAAGTCCTCCAATTTATGTTATAAACATTGTCCATTACTCTGAATAAGGTATATAGTTAATCAGTAATTCGCTTTCGTCTAATTTCATGTATCCTGCGTCGGCAATGCGTATCTCGTTAATCGCACCTACATTTTGAACTCCTGTAGTACCATAATCATAAGCTCCATATTTAGAGTATGCCTCACGCACAACTGGTAAATTTACTCCCGATACTTGCTGTAATTTGTCGGTAAGGTGTGTTAATACAAGTTTACCGTTTTCAAAATCAATCGACTTCAAGTAATTTTTAATCTGTGTAATTACTGGAGTGGGATTAGTTCCGTCCAATCTTGAGCCGTCTGCACCTAAAATTAACGGATCATAATAAATATCCATTTTCAACTTTAATAAGTCGGCCTCTCCAGTTGTAACATTAACAACCGTTCCGGCATCGGCAATATGTTGATTGAAATACACATCTAAAGCGGTTAAATGTTCTGGCAAAACGGGTGCATACTCTCCGCCCACGGTTCTAACTACTTTTAGCCTTAATGTACCGTATCCGTTTTGTACAACTCTTACCGAAGCTGCATTACTAATAATTTTTGCATTAGCTATCTGCGTATCGGTTAATCCTGTTGTATCGTAATAGTCTGTATCTTGAACCAAAGGAACTCCGTATAAAAAGGCAAGTGCTTTTTCTCTGTACCATTTAGGAGTATGTATTCTTGACGAGGCAATACGCTTTTCAATTTCTGCTTTAAAGGTTTCCCAATATTGCTCCTGTACATATTGAGCAAAGGCAATAATCCAAACCCACAACCTCCAAATTGCGACTTTACTGGTACTATTTGCCGAGTTTAACGTTTGCTCTTGCTCCGTTAATACTTCTAACGCATTAAGTTCAACCGCTGTGGCTTTTGCGTCTAAAATAGTCTGTTGTATTTCCTTTATTGATCTACCCATTTTATAAACTTATTGCAAACTCATAGGCAAACATATCATCTAAAGCGTTTGATAGCTCTAATGTGTTAAAACCACAAGCCGGAATTAATTTTTTATTTTCATAAAACTCCACTATTTGCTCATCTTTTGAAATTCCGTTTGGAACTGATAAAACAGAACCCGGACTTAAAAAGTCAGCAATGCCAATATTATTTTCTACAGCCATTTGAACGATACCGTTTAATGTTCCGCAATGGTGTAGCGTAAAATCTAAAAGGCTTTGATTATGTAGTAGCGTTTTTTGCATTTGCTTTTAAAATTCTATTTTCTTTTTTTAACTCGATTATTTCTTGCTGTTGAAGTTTAATTTTTCTGTCTTTAATTTTCAACTCCTCCTCAAGAAGTAATACTTTTCGATTCATTAAATCTTCAAACTCTTTGTAACGAATTTCATAACGACTCTTTAAATCGTCGAGAATTTCTTTGTAATGCCCAGATAATTTAATATCATTTTCAATAGCCGTAGTTTCGGCATTTTCTCGAGCTTGTAGTACCTCTACTTTATATTTGCTCTTTGCAAACAAAAAAGTAAAATATCCTGTACCGCCTACAGCAGTTAAAATTGATGTGATATACACTAAAAAATTGTCCATCTTATTGTATTGTATGGTTAATAGTTCCTGTAACAGCTCCATTAGGGGCGGTAAGCCCTGCTGTATAAATTACTTTGGCTTCTTTAATTTCGTCAACAATTGCTTGAGCTAATTTTTGTGCAATTCTATCAACGCTCGCATTATGGTCTGACTCCTCCGTTTGCTCATCAGTGAAGGCCTGTTTTATTTTGTTCTTAAGTCTGTTTACATCTAACATTTAATTACCTTTTAAAAACTGATTAAACCTATTTTCAAGGGCGATAAAATCTGTAATATTCACAAGATTAATAGTTGGCCCGTTATTCGTTGTAAATTTCATAGCCTTAATAGCTGTAATCAAATCAGCCATTAGTTTTTTTAGCGTTTCGTTTTCCTTTTTCAAAAGAAAACCGTCTTTATCAATATTAAAGTGAACGCCGTCTATTTTTAAATCCAAGCCGTCTATTTCGGAGTATGCCTCTACATACAAATTTTTCAAATCCTCGTTTATAGGGCTTACCAAAACAGAACTCCCAACTTTAGGAAACAAATAAAACTTTTTATCGTTGCCGTCAATAACCGCCGATAATCTTACATCGGTGTACTCAAGTTCGTCATCGGTTACTTTACAAGTTCCGGCAGACTTATCGACGGATAAAACTTTAACCGGGAATGTATCGACATCCCTTTGTTTTAGTTTTCTAAATGCGTCGTGTAACTCTTTCTCCATTATAGTTTATTGCCTATTGTTATTTTTCGCCTTGCTCCTCCAGTTCCAAAAGTGGTGACTACCTTTTTTATAAAATAGTTTCCCTCTCGGTTTGGATGCTCATTGTCTAATAATTTTGCTTTCATTCCCCTGGTTGCATACGGAATTAAAAAACTCGTTACATCGCCCTCAAAGCCATCATACTTTAATTTTTCAATTTCGGCATTAGCCATCTCCTCCAATTTTTTAGTGTCGGAAATTACACTTGTATGGTAGGTTCTTTGCTCTCCGTCTGGGTCGCCTACCTCGATACTTTTACGTTTATTTTCTTTGTCGATGTAGGTGTATTTAATCTTTATCTTTCTTTCTTCTTTGCTTTTAAACTCAAGGTTGTTTTCTACTAAATTGTAGTTTAAATCATAAACTACCGTTTGACCTACATTTGTGAGTTGTTGCAAACCGCAATACAACTTACCCTCATCATTAATAAAAGCCGTCATTAATAAATCTTTTTTCAAAGATTCCAGAACTTGAGCTCCGTTTGCATTTTTGATAATCCATTTATCTAAATTTACACTCGGTATATTATCGGCGAGCTGCACAGGAGTATCCTTTACAACCTCCGTTAAAATTTCTTTCATTGTTGTTTTTTCCCAACTCCTTGTAATGTTTTTTCGTCTTAAAACCCAAAGAGCGTCCTCGCAATGAATTTCGAGGGGAATTTTTGGGCTTATCTTTTTTACAAAACCTGTAAACTCAACCCCCGAATATTTACCCTCGTAGCCTAAAGTTATCGTTACTTTGTCGCCTACTTTAATAGCATCTTCTGTAAATTTTTGCTCTCCGTTTTGTCGTACCTTAAAACGAGTGGGCAACTTAATTACAGCCGTATCGCTCAACTCCTCAACAGACTTGGTAATTTCAATTTCGTTTACTTGATTGAAAATATAACTACCTATTTCTACTTTACTCTCCAGTATAAACATTATGCTAACAAGTTATTTTTTTCGGTATCTTTTTCGTTTAAATCGGCGTAAAAATCTTGATCACTAATTGCAGAAATCGTGTAACGTTGCAAACCCGATTCTCCTACCATTTCATCAAACTTTATATCTTCAATTACTAACTTTCTAATGCCAAACAATTCTAAAAAGGCGTTCGTTTCAACTTCTAAAGCGTCATTAATATCAACCAAATCATTAAGTATCGCCACTTGGTCTGCCGGGTATAGTTCCGGCTCATCTACATTAATACAAACGCCCTTAATACTAATTACCCAATCTTCGGTACAGATGTACTCTTTAACCGTTCCTTTGCGTTGTTTTCCAACGGTGGCCGTTTTAACGATTGTCTTTGTTAGTCCAAGCGATAATAACGGCTCATTAGGTAACTCAAACATTTGCCCTTTATATGACAATTTCAATTGTAGGAAGTATTTACCTCCCCTTATTTGCTCCGAGTTTATCCCTCTTAAATCGGGTAACTCAAATTTTGACTTGTTTTTTTTCCACCATTCCGGAAAATGTGGGCCTACATAGTCAAACAAAGCTCGTGCGGTTATTTCTCGTAAATTAAACTCTGCCATTATCCTGTTTGCATTTGGTTTACGCTGTTTACAGCTCGCAATAACATTTCTTGCACTTTCTCTCCTAAATTGCTCAAACCACTTTCGGTACTATCTACATAAATTTTAGTGTCATCCTGTAGCTTTTCAATATTGACAGTGATATGTGTAATTTTTGAACCTCCCGAAACAATGGAGTCGGATTTGCTTTTGTCTTTTCCGTCTCCTTTGCCTTTTGGTGCACCAGGAACGCCTTTGTTATTTTTTATATAGTCATCGTAAGCACTAGTTCCAGTATCTTTTTTAGGACCATTCATAATATTGCCAAACTTATCTTTGAGTGCGGCAAAATCTTTAGACATTCCTTCGGTATCGACTTTAATACCAAAAGCGGCGGCAGCTTGAACTCCTTTTTGACCTGCCGCTTTGTAACCATCTGCAATTGACTTTTTTCGTTGTTCAATTGAGTTACTTAAATCGGCAATCATTTTGTCATTTTCGGCTTTTTCGCCCAAACCAACAGAATTTTTAAATTTATACCAACCTCTTTGAAGTGCTTCAAGTGCTATCATAATACCGTTTACCATCGTGTTAAAATTGGCTTTTGTGTATAAAACAAATGCTTCTATTATCAATTTCATACCTTCGGTTGTAAATTTGAAATTTTTACCCCAGCCACTGGTATATTTTATTACTAATCCAATAACTGTTATAAGTGCCACTATACCAATTATTATCCAACCTACAGGCGATATTGCTACAGCTAAATTAAAGGCAAGCCACACAGCAGTAACGCCCATTATTACATCAGAAAAAGGAGTTAACCAACCAATAAGTGTGCTTAAACCAGTTGTGAAAATATCAACCCCAACTAATACCCAAGTCATAATATCTCCAAATGCGCTTAACGCATCTCCCGAACTTGATATTCCCGTAAATGATTGTATAAAGTTTTTAACTGATACAATAACTGGTTCAATGTATGTCCATAAAATAGCGAAGTATTCGGAAATGACTGGCAAGTATAATGTGATTGTTGCTAGTCCAGCACTTAACATTGATATTACACCCGTAAATATTCCGCCAGATTGTCCACCAACGGCAACTAAAAAGGTATTCCATTGGTCGCCAAGGTTTGAGATTTGCCCGCCTAATGTTTTTGAAATGGCTTCCATAGAACCTGCTACTCCATCCATTTCGCCATAAGACATTAAGGCGTTTCTAATAGCCGCATCATTATTGGCAACTTCTTTAGTTACGCCTTTAAATGATAGTTTGACCTTATCGCCCGATTTGGACGCATTTATACCAAACTCTTTTAATCGCTCAAACTCTCCTGTTTGAGCGTCCAAAACTGCCTCTGTAAGTTGGTCAAAACCTTTACCTTGACTACTTGCTAAATCTCCCAGTTTTGTCATTTCTGACTTTGTAGGAGCAAAACCTCGATTTACCAATTTTACAAATGAGCCAGTTAGCTCATTTAATTGAAATGGCGTTTTAGCCGCAAAGTCGGTAAGCATATTTAAGGCAGCAGCTCCAACCTTATCCGATTGAAAGGTATTAGTAAGAACTGCATTAAATTTTTCATATTCCGACCGAGCTTCGATTACTTTACTACCAAAAGCCATAATTGCACCAACAGCAAAGACAGCAACTAACTTGCTTTTTAGTTTGTCCATGGTATTGCCTAAACTATGGGAGGTTTTCTCAACCTTTTTTAAAGAGTTATCCATACCGTCAACCTTTGTTTTTGTAACGCCTACAGAACTCGCTACTTTTTGTAAAGTGGAGCTCGCCATATCTTTCATTTTAATGATAAATTCGTATGCGTTCATTACGTTGGTATCTGTGAGTTTTCTTTCTCTTTGGTTCGTATAAAGTGTAAATTTTGAAGCTCCTCCGCCCAATCCTCATCGCCCAAACTATTTGGATCGGGAATGTGCATATAGTATCTCAAGTAAGCATCAAATAATCTTATATCTAAATGCTCGGCAAGTTCATAAGACGAGGGGTCACTGTTATCAATGACCGCCTCGTTTAGAGCTTTTTTAGCGTTGCAACTTTCTTATTTTGCAGTTTTTCAATAGCCTGGTATAAAGGAAAACGAACGCTTGCTTTTTCTTTATCATTAAAGGCGTCGTCCTTTTCTAAACAAACCATTTCAAACAATTTCTCTTGTGTAACAAAAGGTTTCCCAGAGGGGTTTTTCTTTTCGGCAATTTTAATATCTTGACGAGTAATTACTCGCACTTTACATTTTGCCTCTCCAATAATGATAATTGAATTATTACCCTCCGTAATTATTTCGGCATCATCATAGTTAAAGAACTCTGTTAATTCTTTTCTTGCCGGGAAGAAATACTCATCGACTGTTTTAATCTCGGTATCTCCACCAATAAATAAGGCTTCTAACATTACCTCTCCAAAGGCAAGCTCTCCGTCTTTTTGCATAGCCGTAAATGCTCTTTTGAAATCGGCCATTTTTGGCATTCTTAAATATGCCGTTTTATCGTCTACAGGTAGCTCGTAAACTTCCCCATATTTTTCTTTCCACTCGTTAATTTGCTTTTGTGTCATTTTCTTAAGTTGTTTTTTGTTATTCTTTATGTACTATAATTCTAACTACCATAGAGGATGCCTCTATACAAGCTCTAATAGCCATGCCTTTTAATGTGTTGCCCAAGTAACTTTTAACTTCAATATCATTTACAGTATCAATAATTTTAGCAAATGTTGTTTTTACTTCGGTTACTTTGTCTACTTGAGTATTTTCTAAACCTTGTGTTACCACAACGCTTACTGCTTTTTGTCCAAATGTTTGCTCCATTTATTTGAGTTTTAAAAAAAGCCACTCACTAAAAAGTGGCTTTTTACAATATTTATTTTGATTCTAACAATTAGACCGTATTCGTTTTATCGGTTCTTGGGTGTAACTCTTAAAGTGTAAATCGTAATTCTCGAGCAACTTTTCCCTGTATGGAATTAACTTATTTTTACTCTCCGTTCCTTGCCATCCTACGTCCAATACAACTGCAAATAAAAAGGTTGGTTCGTCAATCGGTTTCTTGGTGGGATTTGCTCCCGGCATAAAAACTGCCTCAACAAAAACGGCAGGGTATTCTAATACTACGATTACAGGAGTTACCTCTTGAGCCTTAAACTCTTTGATAATTTCCATTTTTTGCTTTTGCTCCGGCTTGGCTGTAGTAGTTGCCATGGCCGTGAAACTAATCATCCCGATTAATAACATAAAGAGCCCTTTAATTGGTCGCATTTTTATTGTTGTGGTTTAACTTCTAAAAAGATAATTGGTAACTCAACTAACATGTTTTTATCGCCTTGCTTCATTGCCTTTTTGTTTTCGGTAAATTCACAGCTACTCAAAACATCCGTTACAGATTGTCCGCCATCCTCTGGAACATAAGAAACAATAATATCAAAGTTCAAATCCATAATACTCTTGTTAGGAGCATCTTGAACCATTGCCTCAAGTTCACTTTGCCAAATGGTAACTTTACCCTCATAGGATTTATTCCCTCGTGTGATTTTATGGCCTTTATTACCTCGACCACGCAAAACATCTTTTTCCTGTTTTTCCGTGTACTCAATTTCGGTAATGCCTTCTAAAATTCTACCTCCAATAGAAATAGATAAGTCGGGCCAGGCATATTGTTTACTGCTAAATGTGCTCATGCTATTCTAAATTTGTTGTAAATCCTATGTTTACAGTTATGTAATCGCTATAACCAACTGGCAATAATTGTAAATCAACAGTTAGGTTGTTCGTAGAAAGAACATTTTGATTTTCGTCGATGTAGGCTTTAACTCCCGAAAGTTTACCTAAATCAACCATTAAACCTTTAATTTGTCTTTCGATTGCATTTTGCCACCCTTTAATAATTGCCGGGTGTATTGTTCCAGATGATGTAACTTGAATTTCATCCGATAACTCCTCAACTAATGTATTGTAGGCAATAAGTACCGCCTCATCCATTACTAAGCCTCTTGCAAGGGAATTAAAGTCGTCCGTTGCACCTGTTAAGGTTTGGTCGCCTGTAAAGTAGTAACCCGAGCGGTTCGCAAAACTTCTTAAAAAGATGTAATTCTTATTATGGATTGCGTCCCAAGCCGTGTCTAAACTTTCTACGGTTTCTCCATTAGTAAAATAGGCGTTGAAAGGTTCAACCGCACCGTCTTTTACTCTTGAGATTTTTCTTTGAGTTGGAATACTTGCTAAACGGCCTAAAGCCAAACCAATAGAAGCCTCTTTTGATGCGTCTGTATTGGCTAACAAAATGGAAACTTTGTTAAAGTTTGTAGTTTTGTAGTCTTTTAAGTCGGCAACCGTTCCGCTAAACTTGTTACCCGAAATAATGGCACGTACTGGAAAGTATCTGCCGGAATAGTCCTCGCACAACTCCTGTGCTTTTACAACAGCAAGAGCTACATCACTATCCAAGCCGTCGGCAATAGTTTCGGTAGAACCTGACTTTTTTAGAATACCTAAAATTCTAATTTTACCCGAAGCATCTGCCAATAGTTTTTTTGCATACGATTCTGATAAATCTGCCATTTGTTCCATAGTTACTGCTTGAGTAACTACCATAAACCAAAGTTCAGCTCCTTTTTTAGCCTCTGCGTAAAACGCTTTGATGTGTTTGTGTGCAAAAGCGTTTGTTCCAGTTTCTTCTATTCCTAAATTTTCAGCCTCCTCAAGAGAGAAAATTTGGTAAGAATTACCCGCAGTAACTTTATTTGATCCTGCTACCGTAGCTCCAGTTAATACCAATCCCGGTATCTTTTGAATGTCCGCTTGTAACAATCCCAAACCATTGCTTGAGATGTTAAATTTTATGTTTGGTAAACTCATACGATTTTGAAAAATTTAAGTACATAACAAAGCCCAAAACCTAACACAAAAGCAATAATCAGATGAAAAAAGGTATATCCTGTTTTCTTTTTACTCTCCGAGTTACTTTTACTTATTACGCTCGAGGTTTCTTTTAATAATTCGTTTTTGACTTTGGCCACAATAGCCAAACTGTCACACGTTGCCGTCGCTTGAATTGTATCGTGTACAATTCTAATTTTTACCTTTGCTTGACCACTCGTTTGAGTGAAAACCTTTGGCTTTGAAACGGTGTTTAAATCGCTTTTAAAACCAATATCGGCTAAAGGGATTTTTATACTTGTTTCGGCTTTTGGTGCAAACAAAGTGGTGTCTTTGTAGGTTACAACCTTTTCGGATGTGAAACTCTTTTCACTTTCTGTTTTTTGAGTTTCCTGCCGAACCGCTCGGCAGGAGCTCAAGAAACAACTAAAGGCTAACACTAATAACAAAAGCGTTTTCTTAAACATTTTTATATTCGTTTTTTGCATCAAAACTCGGACACGCTTTTTTTACGTTTGGAAAATCCCTGTGTCCTTGAATTACTGCCGTTGGAAATTGTTTTTTTAAATCCTTGAGTAATTTTAGTAGGCTTGCCTTTTGGGCAGGAGTTCTATTGTCTAATGGTTTATTATTTGCATCAACACCGCCCAAATAAGCAATATTTATTAACACACTATTGAAACCTGCAACGCCATTAGAAACTTGTTCTATTGGTAATAATGAAACTACTAAACCGTCGGGCATAATAATAAAGTGGTAGCCAGGCATTTTCCAACCTAAATTAATTTTCCAGTACCTTTGAATTGCGGCAATGCTCGTTTTTTGAGAGGTTGCTGTGCAATGCACGGCTATATACTTTATTGTTCTCACTTTTTAATCAATTGGATTATTTGCTTTATAGTCCTCCAACGCCTTAATCAAAGTCTCCGCTTTTTGGTCGGGAGTTTCAATATTTAAAACTTTTACTAAAGCCTTAATAGCGTTGTAATTTTCCTTTTTTAATCCAGACGCTAACAACTGTTTTTGCTCCTCGGTTAATTGAGTATTGCTGTCTTCAGTTTGGTCTGTATCGCTTTCGACATGGTTTGGGTTCTTGAATTCAAAAACTTCATTACCCTCTAATGTATTAGCGTGATCAGATGCGAAATTTCGCTTTAAGAACATGAAACCATCAGCAGTTAAAAAAACTACTTTAGCATCTTTGTTTTTTGCAAAATATTCGGTTGCTTTTTTTTGTAAAGCCTCTTTATCAAAAGAGGCTTCTTTTACTAACTCACTCATGGGCTACAGAATTGCTCCCAAATATTTTGGGTTGGTTGCACGAATGTTACCCACAAGAGCTCTTTGAGCAAATGAAATTTCGTCAGACTGCGATGCAGCAGAACGTAAAGTTTCGTAAACTTCGGTGTCACCAAAACAACGGAAAACCTCGTCAGTTACCCAAGTGAATGAGCAAACTTTGTCTCCATTTTCTTTAACAGCCCCAAAAGGTTTTTTAACACCAGCAGAAGTATAAAGAGCATTTTTGTTGTATCTGAATACTTTAAAGCCGTACATTGTGTTAGTACTCAAAATCTCTTTATAAAGGTTTTTGTTTTCCTTTTTGATTCGAGCCATGTGGTCAGCTGTTAAACAGATATTCATACCGTCGTAAATATCAAGGCCATTGTAGAATGCCTCCATATCAATAATTGCATCAATGATTGAAGCGTTTGCGTCCAAGTTCATGATTTTGTTAAAATCATTATTCGCATTTGGCGACCAAGCGAAAGCCGCTCTTACACCGATATTTTTAGATAACGATGTTTTGTGACGGTTGATAACACTCATACGTTTGTTGTATGATAACTCAACTTCTTGTAAGTCTCTGTGGCGAGTTCTTGCCGTTGAGTAGGTTTTTAAAACTACCTCATTAGGTATATCCGTGATAGCCTGTAAAGGCAAATCATTTTCGTTACCTTCAAAATAGTTTTCGTAAACATCTGGCTCGATACCTGCCTCTGCAAGGTGGAGCTTATTGTTTTCTACGTACTCGGATTTATCCGTAGACGCAAAAACAAAACTTGTATTTGGGATTGGATTCTCTTGAATACCTGCAATCCAAACTTCCTTTTGTAAACCTGCCATTTATCTCTTTTTTTTATGGTTATGATTATTTTTTCTCTACGTGTCTAACTCCGTTAGCGTAGTCTTTAGCCAATTTTGCATATTGCTCTGGGTTTTCTTCTTTGATTTTGCGAAGTTTTACCGTGTCGAATTTTTGCAAATAGTCGAAAGTCTCCTCTTGAGTTCCGGCACCGTTACCAGAGCCTTTGCCTCCAAGTACAACTTCTTTAACAGTTTGGTGTGTTGCCGCTTGGCCACCCTCTGCCTCTTTATCCGAAATCAATTTTGAAAGCGTGACTTTTTGACCGTCAAAATCGCTCTCAAATGCGTTGATTTGCGTTTGTTTCAATGCCTCGGGAATTAATCCTAAAGACACCGCCTTTTCAACTAAAGCGGTAGCCTCTGCTGTTTGGATACCCTTTAATTTTACCTTTAAATCGGACGCCTCTTTTTCTGCGGTTTCTTTGGCTAATTTTAAGCCCTGTACTTCCTTTAAAACAGTGTCCTCTGTACTATCTGCCGATAGTGCTAATGCTAATGCAATGGTTTTTAAGTGTGACATATTTCTATCATTTTCTAATTTTACTTTTTGAAGTTGCACAGGTTTTCCGTCTTTGGATAGTTTAATAGCATCATCGTTACCGCCAATATCAACTATTGAAATCTCTACCAGTTTACACGCCGTAACCGTTTCGTAAACTTGACCCGGTAAAACCAATTCTGTGTCTGATGATGTAGCCTTTACATCGGCGTACATGGAAGCCATTCGGATATAACCACGTTCTACCTTTCCGGCAATCTTTTGGGCGAACTCGTCTTTTTCGTCAAATTCTATCGTAGCAACTAAATCGGTGTCTTTTTTATAAATTTTAAGGCAACGCCCAATAACGGCACTTCCTTTACCGTCTTCCTTTTTTTCAAACTCTCGCTCGTGCATAAATAGCACTACCGGGTTACGCATATATTGAGTATAATCGATACCGTCCGTTAAAATGCGGTATTTATACTCGTTTACGTTTTCGGTATTTATGATAAAATCATGAGTCATTTTACATCCTGTTTTATTTTGGGTTTTGTCTAAATCTTGGAGCAAAATTGTAGCGTTTTTGAAGTATAAAAAAATTGAGTTCCAACGCTTGTACTCAATAAATACAAGGGTTATGCAAAATAAACACAAGGTTTGAAATTGAATTTTATTGCTAATTATAGGAAGTCGAATTTTGCTCTATGAATGATATTTTATTAGATCGTAACGGCGACTTAAATTTTAAAAATGGCGACCTTGATATTGGCTATTCTGATAACCAACATCAAGAACATATACTCATTGCCAATAAAGGGGAATACAGAGAGTTCCCGGAGCTTGGCGTAGGCATACACCAAATGCTTGACGATGACAATTACATGAGTGTATTAATTGAGGCAAAGAAAAACCTCGAGTACGACGGTATGAAAATTAACAATATCAAATTTGAGGCAAACGGTAATTTAAACATCGATGGACAATACAAGTAAAAAGGGCGGTAGATTAACGGCAGTTGAACGTGATTATAAAAAAAGCCAAGGCAAAGACTTATTTATAAAAGGCTTTACGCTTACCAATATTTCAGAAATTATAGGGGTGGGTGTTAAAACGCTATCCGGGTGGAGAGATACCGACGAATGGGAAAAGGAAAAGGAGCTAAACAATATTAGGCCTTCCGAAATTAAACGTATGATTTTAGAGTACGTTCGTGACTTAAAAAATGGAGATACTCCGCTATACAAAGCCGATGACCTTTCCAAAATTTCGGCAGCCTTTGATAGGCTAAACGATAGCCGTAAAAAAGCGGTTTACACCATGGAGAGTTTTGACGATTTTAGTCAGTTTATGATGGTAAAAGCCGGGAACAATACAGGCAAAAAACGTGAGGATTTAATCGAACTGTTAAAATTAGTTAGACCCTATTTTGACCAATATATAACCGAACTATTGCAACATGACTAAAACGGAATTAAAAGAGGCAAAAGAAAAGTATTTTCAAAAGTCTAAAATGATTCAGTTACTTTCTTATAATTCGCTTTTCAAAGAAACGGCGGAACAACAAGAACAACGAATTAAACGACTTTTAAAGCCGGAAAACTATTTAGAGTTTTTCGAGTATTACTTTGGCGTAAATTCAGGGTTAGCCTTGGCGGATGCTCCGTGTGCTCAATTTCATTTAAACAGTTATTTAAACGTATTTAAAAACCCTTTAATAAAACAGCAACGCCGTTGGTTTCGTGGTGCGGCTAAATCAATACATACAAACGTTGGTAACCTCACTCACTTAAAAGAAAATAACGAAGTGAATTTTGCCTTAATCATTGGTAGAACCGAAGGACACTCTAAACTTTTGCTTTCTGATTTACAGTTGCATTTAGAAAGTAACGAACGCTATATAAAAGACTTTGGTTTACAAATGCAATACGGCTCTTGGGCAGACGGACAATTTGAAACCAATGACAGTAAGTTTTTTATGGCGTTAGGTTTAAATCAACCTTTTAGAGGTTTAAGAAACAATGCAAATCGTCCAGACTTTGCCTCAATGGATGACTTGGAGGACAGAAAACAGGCTAAAAATATTGAACTTACTAAAGAGAATGTTCAAAAGTTAACAGGTGATTTAGGAAAGGCAGGACAAAAAGGAAGATTTAGACAAATTATGCCAAACAATTACATCGTAAAAAATGGAATTGTTGACGGCTATGCAGAGAAATATAAAAACTCTCCAAACCTTGACATTTCAACCGTTAATTTATGCGATAAAGATTTTAATCCATCGTGGCCAGAACGCTATACAAAAGATGAGTGTATTGATATTGTAAACGATACCGATTACCACACAAGTCAGCGAGAGGATTTTAACAACCCTGTTGAGGAGGGAAAAAGAATTAAAGCCGAGTGGATACATTATAAAAAAACACATGGCAATCAAATTCATAACGGGTTAATTAGTCATTGGGATTTATCTTACTCCGATGATGGCGATTACAAAGCCGGGGCAATAGTTTCAATCGACAAAGGGCGTGCTCATGTTTTGGAAATCTTTAACAGACAAACCGCCCGACCTGTAGCAATGAATATGCACTATGAGTGGCAAAAAAAATACAATTTAAAAGGTATGTCTATCATTTCTTTTTATGATGCTACAGCTGCTCAAAAAGTTGTTTATGAGCCTGATTGGTTAATAGCGTGTGAAGAAAACAACGCTGTTGATATTCCGTTTCCTGACCACGCCTCGGGAGATAAACACGACCGTATAGATGCCACGCTTACCAGTGCTTTTATGCGTGGTTTAATAACATTTGATGAAAAATTAAAAGATACTCCAGATATGGAAAAGGCTTTAGACCATATTTTATCATTTGAAAAAGGTTGTAAAACGCCCGATGATATTTTAGATGTGTTAGAAACCTGTGTTAGAAAAGGTAGGCTCTTGTTTGGTTATTCTCAAAAAGAAGATAGTAACCAAAAACCAGTAATCGGAAAACGCAATAAAAAACGTAGAGTATGACACCACGAAAAGAACTATTTACAAAAATACAAGAGGCACTTAAAAACGGTGTACAAGAGTTGGAGTTAGTGGATTTACAACGTAAACAATTTGCAAACCCCGAAAAGAACTACCCGAGTTATTGGACATCTGCCTTAATTGATATAAAGGCAATTCGTTGGGAGAGTATGGTAGAAAATAAACAAGAGGGCGAGTGTACCGTAGATGTAACGCTTTATTGTAAAGACGGATGGCTTGACCAACACGACGGAACTGCGGATACAAACGGAGGTTTAACCGAGATTGATTTAATTGATGCAATGGTTGAAAGCCTACAATTTTTAAAAGGCGATTATTTCAAACCATTAGAGTTAAGTAACGAAAGTTCGGAGGATGTTGATAGCGAAATAATGAGCTATACGCTCTCCTTTACCACTTTAATTTACAGGAGAGTTAATCCAAGATACAGTAATAGAACTATAACCATAAATCCTTGATTATGTTTTTAGAAAAGGCAGAATTAAAAACAGTTGCTACCGATGAAATTATTAATAAAATCATCAATAACGACGACAGTATAGTAACCGATATTATTTTAGAAAGCATTGATTTAATGTCGAGTTATTTATATCAATATTTCGACACCGAAGCTATTTTTAATGCTTCGGGAGACGACAGAAATAGAACCGTTTTAAAACACTTAAAAGGCATTGTAATACATGAAATTTACATCCGCCGTACAAAGGTTTTTAACGAGGTTGCCAAGGCACGATATGACGAGGCCATGTTATGGCTCGAAAAAGTATCGGAGGGCAAAATAAAACCTCCGTTGCCTATTAGACAAAACGACACCGATGGAGATGGAACTCCCGACACTCCTGCAACTTTTATGAAGTTAGGAAGTCGTAAAAATTACAAAAACCATTTCTAATGGCGGATTTATCAGAGTTGCAAAAACTACTCTATAGAGCCGCCCATGAAATGCCAAACAATGTTTTACGGATTATTGGAGTTGAGGGTAAAAACTTTATTGCAAAGAATTTTAGAGATGAGGGATTTACCGACACCAGTACACAAAAATGGGAGGAGCGTAAAACAGAAGACAAACAAGGGCGTGATATTACAAGGTACAGAACCAGCAGGAGAGGTAAGGCAGGGAATTTAAACCGATACGGTAGTAAAAATAAAGACAGAGCTATATTAACAGGCTTCGGAACTGGAGGCGATAAGTTAAAAAACTCCTTTCGTTATAAAATAAGTTTAGGAAGTAGTCAAGTTAGTTTTTACACCTATAAGGAATATGCCCAAAGACACAATGAGGGACTTGATGGAATGCCTAAACGCCAATTTATGGGTAAATCAAATTACTTGAATACCCAAATAAGTAATAAAGTAAAAAAGGAACTGGACAAATTATTAAAAAAATAGTATGCACAAAAATCGAAATAAAAACAGGACTCAAAGCCCAATAAAAGGAATTACGAAAAGTACCGTAAACCTTTCGGGTAACGCAATAGGTAAAAAAGTAACTTTATCGGGTGCAGATACCCAAAATATTGAAAAAGTTACCAAACTAATGGTTGATGTTATCCGCCGTCAAAGACGCCTTTGGAGAAAAGAGTTAAACGATTGGCAGGCTTCACGATTTGCACGTTATCAAGCGGAAGTTCCTAAAACTTACTTAATGCAAGAATTGTATCAAGATGTTATGCTTGACGGACACCTTACAGGAATTACAGGTAACCGCACATTAAGAACCACAAACAAAGATTACATTTTTACAATTGACGGTATTAAAGATGATGCTTTAACCGAACTTATCAAGGACAAAGAATGGTTTGAAAATATTATCCAATGGGCTCACGAATCTACCTATTACGGTTACTCTTTAATTTGGGTAAAAGATTTTGAAAAAGGTAACATTAAAGAAGTTGAACTCATCGAAAGAGGTTTAGTTGTTCCAGAGCATAAAGTTTTACTTTATGACATCAATGCCGATAAAGGTATAGATTACAGCACCATTAAAGATATTTTGCTATATGCCCAATTTTATGATAATGTAGGTTTATTAGAAAAAGCTGCGGTATATACTATTTTAAAACGCCACTCTTGGGGTAGTTGGGATGAGTTTGAGGAGTTGTTTGGTATTCCGATACGAATAGCAAAAATAGCTTCACAAAGTGAAACCGTAAAAAATGAAGTTGCAGGTTGGTTAGAAGAAATGGGGTCAGCTCCTTATGGGGTATTCCCAATTGGTACGGAGGTAGATATAAAAGAAAACAGCAAAACCGACTCTTTTAATGTATTCTTTCAAAAGATTAAAGCGTTAGATGCAGAGCTTTCAAAATTGGTTTTACACCAAACCATGACCACGGAAAACGGATCAAGCAAAGCACAAGGTAGCGTACACGAAAATACGCTTGAGGAGGTCATCTATGCAGACGAAAAAAAGGAACTAGCATTCCTTAATAATCGTTTAGTTCCTGCCATGCGTTTGCTTGGTTACAAAATACCAGATAAAGCAAAAATAGCTGTTGAAAAAACTACCGACCCAAACGACCAAATCAAAATAGACGGAGTTTTGTTAGGTGCAGGTTATGTATTAACTCAAGATTACATCGAGGAGACTTATGGTGTAGAAGTGGAAAGTATGCCGGGAGCTACTCAAGAAGTTAAAAAACCTGATAATACAAAAAAGCGTTAAGCCTGCTTAAATTGCATTATCGAACTCATTGCTGTGGCGAACATGAACCTATAAAGTTAAGCAAAGAGGACGACGATTTAAGTAGGCTAATTGAGGTTTATTTAAGGCAACTTTTTGACGATAGAGCCGTATCATCTGAAAATCAAAAGAAACTTTGGGAGTATTATTATAAAGAACTTTCGCAGGCAGTTGATGCAGGATACAAACCAAATCCCGAAATGTACGACCCCGCTTTAGCTCACTCATTAAAGTATAATATTGCTCAATTTTCTGCATTTAAAGAAACGAGTTTTAGAAAACAGTTAGAAGCTGCACTTACTAAAGACGGTAAAATATTGCCATGGGGAGAGTTTAAAGCCGTAGCAGATGAGTTGCATATAGAGTATAATCGTCGTTGGTTAAAAACCGAATATCATCATACTGTAGCGGTTGCCAATATGGCCGAAAAGTGGCAGGAGTTTGAGGCGGATGCCGATTTGTATCCTAACTTGAAAATTGTAACAGCAGGAGATGCTCGAGTGCGTGAATCACATAAAATTTTAGACGGTTTAACTTTACCCGTAAACCACTCCTTTTGGAAAAGTCATACACCGCCTTTTGACTGGGGGTGTCGTTGTGGTATTGTTCAAACAGACGAGGAGGCAAGCGAAAAAATACCAAATTTCAAGTTTAAAAAGGAGCATGAAAACAACCCTTATTATAGTGGTCAAATTTTCAACGGCAATCCTTATGAATTAGGACTTATTCCAGGAGATAAAAAAGAGGCAAAAAGCAAAGCGACTAAATACTTTAATAATAAAGTTTTGCAGTCGGATAGATCGGAGCAATTCAAAACATTATCAACTACCAAAAAGGGCAAAGTTTTAGAGCATTTATTAACTAAAAAAGGTGGAGATTATAACGATATTATAAAAACGGCTACCGAGTTTTCAAAGATGGGTAAAACAGCCGAGTTGATGCCAGAGATTAACGAAAAGGAGAAAACAATAAGAAGCCTTATTTTTCCAAATCTTAAATCAAAGACATCCAACCCGGATTTAAAAGTAGGTAATTTGTTCTTTGATATTAAACGACCAAAGGCAATAAAGAATATTTTAGGGAATGCAAACGGAGCATCAAAGCAGGGAGCAATAGCCGTTATTAGTGATAGTCAATTAGACAAACCGCTAACTGATAAAATAATGCAAAATAGGGCAATTCACATTTTTAAAGATAAGAATTACCAGTTTGACCAAGTAATTTTTTTAAAGGACGGTAAACTAATTATTTTCAATAGAAAAGGCGTATAATGTAAAATACACTATACGCCTTAGCGTTGCCCGACCCTCGAGTCTGACAATGCAAATATACAAATAATTTAATTACTTTTTAAAAAGCGTTTAAAAAAGTGAAGTTTGGTTTGGGTTGGATTGATTTTTTAAAATCGGTTTATCGGAGTAAATGCCCTCATAGCTTACGATAGCTTCTACCGTTCGCTCTGCTAAAAAGACTTTCTTTGCCACCTCCTCAATAACGCACTCAATACGCCACTTGGGGTATTTGTTTTGCGTTTCGTGAAACAGGCGACGAACATAATTATTACGCTCTTTAAATCTTTGCTCTTTAGACATGTAGCAAATTTATAAAGGAACGTTTAATTGTACAAGGCGATTTTTTTACATAAAAAAAGCTCACATTTCTGCGAGCTTTTAGTTTAAAGTCTTTTTGAAATCTCCCTCATAATCTCATAGGCTTGCTCACCATCATAAGTATCAACCTCTAAAGTAAGTCCACCAGTTCCAATAATTACCTCTTTTGAAATTGATAAAAAACCGCCTCTTTTTAGAGCCACAAAGTTAATTTTTGAAAAAGGTACAGATGTTAACGTTTTTTTACTACCTAATAGTTTTTTATCAACAAAGGCTACTCGTTTATCCGTAATGGCACAAAAATCTTCTTTTACAATATAAATTTTTACAACATTTTCGCCTTCGGGTAAAATCTTATCCAACTCCTTTTTAGCGTTTTCATTTACTTTTTGTTGTAATCCGTCAAAAAATCCCATATAATTAATATTTTTAGTTGTTTCCGTTCAAAAATAAAAAAACCGCTTGAATTAACAAGCGGTTGGTGTAATTATTCTTTTTTAAGGCAAATTTGTTCGGGTTCGGGTTCTAATAGCTTTACCAATTCAAACGCCCAAAAGTTTTCGTCTGGGTTGTGAAAATCTTTATTTTGAGTGGCTAATAAATCTAATACTGTTTTTTTCATGTGGTGTATTTCGTGTACATCTTTTGCCTTAATCTCGGTGCGGATTACTATGTTTCCGTTATCGTCTAACCAAATCATAACTTACTTATTTAAGGGTTGAACATCAATTGAATTGCCGTGCTGGTTGCAAATAGGGCAAAGTATAATGCGTTGCTCTACTTTTTCGTTGGCTACTAACACAATGGCTTTACGCTTGTTAATAATGGCGTGGTCGCATTCTAAAGTAGTGCGTATGTACCAGTTAAGCGGATGCAGGCTTTTGAAGTTTTTGGCAAACTGTGTCATGGCCTTTTTAGTGCGGAAGTATTTTGTAGCTTTCATTGTACATCTAATTTATTGATTAAACTTAAACGAAGTTCTTTATCTTCAATTCTTGCAACATCTAAAAGAATTTGAGCCATTTCCCTTTTTTTAAACTTATAAATGGTTTTACCTGACTTTGTTATTTTCTTTGCCATTATAATGAAAGTTTTAATTGGTTAGTTGCGTTTTTGTAGTTGTAATAGCCTTGTAATAAGTCGAAGTATTGACCTGTTATAAAGTTTCTACCAAATTTCATTTTAAAGTGTTGCGGAAATTTTGCTTTTCTACGACTTGCACTACTTTTTATTGACGCTCCTAATGATTTTAGGCATTCATTATATGGATAAAGTAATACGCCTTCATCAACAATAGGGTAAACATTGAGTTTCGGTTCTAAATGAAGTACTTGTTTGGTTAAAAGCTCTTCTAACTTTTCATTACAAGCTAAATAAAACTCTGGAGACAGCCATTGGGCAAAAAATAAAGCTACATTTTTCTCAAATAAAGTACCAAAATTAGTACCTCCATTCCTAACTACTTTTAAATCAGTCGGTAGGCATTTCTGCCTAACGGCTACTACTTCAATTAAATCCTTGGCTTGCTGGGTTCTAAGCCAATCTTTAGGAGTTTTACCAAAAGGTTTTGCCATTTGTGTGGCATTAACCATCATTTTGCCATTAAATTCTTCAAAGGCAACTTGGTTGCCGTGAAATTCCATCACTTCAACCAGTGTTTTGTTTTTTGCATTCATTTTATTTAGCTGTTAAATGTATGCGAGTTACCCACCGTAGAGTTGCTAAACACAATCGGTGAAGATAGGTCAGCATACCTTTCGGATACGCTACTCATAGCGAGTAACTCTTATTGTCGATAAAATTTTTACGGATTGCTCCGATTATGTTTAGCACGACAAACATACAAATTATTTTTTAAATTTTAATGGTTTTTTTAAAAAAAATCTACCTTAGCACTAAACAACTCTAATAAGACTATTTCTTTTTTAGGCTTTACTCCAGTCATCTTCAAAGTATCGTTGATTTATAAAAGTGGATAAATGAGCCTTTCCAGTTCCTTTACGTTGTAAATATTTATCGTAACCGGGCACAGCTAAAAAACATTTGATAATATCGGCCTCTTTTAATTTTTTGAATGCCTTTTCGCTTTCAATACGTTTAACCTTTAAGTTGTATTTGTCCCAAAGTGCCTCAAAGGTTAAAACGGGTTCGCCTTTTACAATTTCAAAATTGGCTTTTAGTTTAGTTTCCCATTCTTTTATTTGTTGTTCATAGTATGGGAAATTACCTTTTTTAAAAAGCCAGTTAAATTGCACTTCTGAGGGTATGCCCTCTAAAACTTTAAACTCATTTAAAGTACCGTTTAAATGATATTTAAACCGCCATACAGTTGCAGAGTTTTTACTTTTTACGGTGTAGGTAATTAACTGGTCGCTCATGCTAATTTTTGGTTTAAATCATCAATTACAAGGTTTACTCTTAATCTTACATAGTGGTTATCGGTGTAAGTGAATAACTCTCTTAAAATAATTTCTAAAGCCCAAGCCTCGTGATACTTTAATGTAATTTTATGCTTCTTTTTTGAATCGAATAAAGTGGCTTTTTTTACTAATTGTTTGGCTTTACTATCGAATTTATCGGCTAAATCGTAACCGATGGAGCGATAAACATTTACTTTTTTATCGTTTGACCTTTCCATATCGTAGATGTAACTTAAAAGTTCATTTACGGCAATAATAGAGTCGTTATTTAGTTTGAGTTCTATTTTCATTTTCTCTCATAAATTTCAAATTGAACGGAATAAGCTCGAGCATCGGGATTATATTTTCTGTATGTTGGTATTTGTTTCGGATCATCTCCAAACTCGATAAAACATTTGCGAATACTTTTAAGTTGCTCCTTTAAGTGTAGCTTATCTTTAGCAACTAATGTTAACGGTCGTTTATCTCCACCGTTATCATTTTTATACCATTTAATAGTCATAGTTCCTTCGTATGTTTTCATCTACAGTCGGTTTTTGGTTCGGTTACTATTTTGCCACAATAATCGCATTGTATGGCGGTTTTTTCGCAGTTTAAAACAACCTCAATAACTACTATACTGGTGTCTTTGTGGTCGCAGTTTTCGGGTGTTATATCATCAAAATCACATTTGTAATTTTCGCAGTAAGTAGGCCACTCGCATTTTAGTCGTGGGTTATGCTTACAAGGTTTCATTTGTGAATACTTTTGATGATACTGTTTAAAGCTGCAATTACTTTTTCAAGTTCAAAGGGTTGCATATCCTTGAGTGGCTTTTTTACTGGCGACCTATCGGACTTTAAAAAGTTGCTTAATCGTTCCATGTCGGGAATTTCTCCATATTTGTCGCTTGGTACAGTCCATTGAGCCTGATACATACAAGATAATATTACCCGATGCTTTTGGTTTGATTTGTCAAATACTGCCCAGTTTTCTGACAGGTCTCGACCTGTCGTTACTGGTGTTGAGCCTTCCTGTGTCATAATGATTTTTTTAGCCTGTGCTTGAGTAATTGACTTTAAACTTGTACGCTTTACATCGCCAGTAACCCATTGCACCCATTCGGCTTTAATATCATCTTTGTACTGGCAGTTTTTCATTATCCGATTAACTTGCCATGTGAGTATAGGCAAGTGGTCGCCTATGGTCTCATTTGGTTTTACTTTCGTTGCCATCGTCTTCATTAAGATTTGAGAAAAGAAAATCTTTTCTTAATTTGTATGCTGATTGTACCTTAACATCAATTTCAAAAGGTTCTTTTTTTAAATACTCTTTTATTCTCTCCTTGGCTAATTTTACTGCAAGTTCTTGAGAGGTTTCAAAAACAATACCTTGTACAAAACTTGATTTGTAACCTACTTTGTTAGGTATTAACTTTAATTTTACGTGATACGCATTGTCATTTTTTTTGCCCATTGTTGTATAATTTAAAAATTTGCTCCCGGCAAAGACTCGAACTTTGACTGTATGCCATTCGGGAAATCCACCTGACTAAACTTTATAGGTTGCCTTTGTGTGTTTCTTGAAATTTGGGTTACTTATTACGGCTTTTTTGTAATTTATAAAGGCGTTACGTTCCTGCTGTGTAAACTCCTGCCGAGTTACCCAATGCCCGTTACCGTCTTTGTAAATTTCTTTACCGTTTACCTCGTAAACCTCGTGGTCTGTTATTGGGACAATTGTTATCATACCGTAAATCTGAACTCTAATTTTTTAGGAATATCGTTTACATCAATAAATTTCCAACCGCTTACATACATAGAGTTCTGACGGCGTTGCTGTGCGTTGAAAATAATCTCTAATCCCTCGTTAAACTTTTCGGAGTTGAACTCATCACGTAGTTTACTTAATTCGATAATTTTAACCGGGTTTAACATTCCTGTTTTTGCATTTGGCTTTAGGAATGTATTAACCATTTTTGCTAATTTTTTCACATTCTCGTCATCGGTAGCCAATGAGTTGATATAGCTCTTAATCATTTCCACACCGGAACTCTCCGTACCATCAAAACCAATCGTTACATTGTAGCCAATGGTTATAGAAGCACTTCCGTCTGAAAGTGTAGAAGTATGGCTATCTTGATTGTTTTTTTCAACACCGTATATATCGGCTTTGAGTTCTTTGATATGGTTGTAATCTTTGAAAAGAGCTGCGATAAAATCCTCAACGTTTTTGTGTTGGTTTACAAGGTGATCAATGTTACGGTTTACAAAGTCCTCCGATAGTTCTTTTAAAGCCTTTACGTTTTCGGTTTTTTTGGCTTTTTCTTGCTTTTCAAGCTCTTTGGCTTGCTCTACTAATGCCTTTCTCTCTTCGGGAGTTAAATCGGCTAAATTAATTTTACTCATGTTACTTAAAATTTGTGGTTCGTGTACTTCAATGTCGTTAATGTTGTTATTCATAATCTTTGTTTTGAGGTTGCCAGTTTTTAAAATGGACATTTTTTAAAATGGTTTGTATTTTTGTTTCTATGTTTTCGGGAACTCGGTAAAATCTAACTTTATCATAATCGAGCTCTCTAAAAAGATAGTTTTTAAAATCCATCATTGCGGCTCTTTCTTGATTTATTAAAATTCGCTCGGTAATGGTAAAGTGTTGTACCTCCTCGGTGTCGTATTGTAATACCGTAAGCAAATCAGCAATGCGGTTATTTACATTTTCTAAATTGTAGTCAAAATTCATTCTCTTTGCTTATTAGTTGCTGTTGTAATTCTCTTAAATCTGCCTGTACCTTAATACGGTCGGGGTGGCTATGGTTATGCTCAAGCCAATACTCGAGCTCCACTATTTTATTTTTAATTTGCTGTATGGTCATGGTTGATAATGTTTAGCTTTTTAGCCTCGTGGATTAAAATTTTTGGGTAACGATTGAATATTTGAATAGAACATCTATTAAATACCTGCAAAGCATCTTTTGGTTTTATATTAGTTGCCCCATCATACTCTTGCATTATCTCCAAAAAATCGGTTTCAATTTTTTTAAACTCGGTTAAAAAATACTTGTTAATTGGAGTGTTTGCTACAACCTTTTGGAGGTCGTTTGTGTAGTTAATTGCGAAGTCCATACACCAACGTAGGTAAATGTTCATTACCATAAACTCGTAATCTTCCTGCGATTTGTTTAGCCTTACTAAAATTGCTTTCATAGTTAGTTGTTTAAAATTTGACTTCCGTGATACAGCATTGCTGTTTGTTCGTTTATTGTTATTGTGCCTCCCGGACATCTACCCGAAATAAAAGCAGTTAAACCCTCGATGTGAACTATAATTTTTGCCAGTTTTTTACAAAGTTTAGCAGTTGCCGTATATGGCTCTCCTTTTTCTTCATGAGCTAAAAAAATCATGGTTGTAGTTGGGTATTGTAAAGCCAATCTTCGGAGTTCCCCATTTTTTAACTCGTCGTTGTAAACTGTTGTATTGTCAAAAATTATTATTTTAGGTGCATGGCGTTTATTTAATTTTTCTTTAACCTCTCCCAGTTCCACATAATCTGAAAATAAAAGCCGTTTGTTTTTTGGATTTACTCCGGCTCTTTTAACGGCATCCTTGAACTCCTTTTCTAAACCCTCCTCGCCCGAGATGTAAAGCGTTTTTTCATATTGGCTTAAATAGTCCGCTAACTTGAGGGCAAAAGTGGTTTTTCCGTGCTTTTCTTTTCCGTAGATAATCCAAATACCGCCTTTAGATGGTTGCCCAAAAATGGAACTCCACAAGCCCTTAAATTCAAATAGTTTAAAAGTTTTTGAAAGGAGGATATTCGTATTTATCGCTCTTGCCATTATGCCCCTATTTTTATTAAGGTTTCTAAATACCTAAGTGTTGTTTCTTTGCTCAAGCATTTTTTAACCAATAATTGTACTTTGTTCTGGTCGGGAGTGTTTGCCTGTGCAACCGCTCCAATTAGCTCCGAATAAAAAGCGTTACGGTCTAATTTGCCTTGTGGAACTAACTTTATAAACTCATCCGAGAAACGGCTAAATATTTCAGCATAACCTACCTTTTTACCGTTGATACCTCGCTCAATTTTTGCTCTTAATCCGTCCGCTCCAATCATATACCAACCGCAAACGCCATCTGTACCGTTCCACAGTTCTTTAAGTTCTAAAAAGGCCGTGTATTCTAAATCTCCTGCCTCGTCTAAAACGATAAGAGGCAACTCAAGAGTTGTTAAATAGTATTTTAAATTGGCTTTAACATCTACATACTTCCCGGTATTGTCGATACCCACCGTTTTCGCTAAAAGTCTAACAAATTGTTGTTTGGTTTTAGCTTGAGAGCAATCCACATAAAAAGTATTTTTCATTTTACGAATGATGTGTTTAGTGCAATAGGTTTTACCTATACCGCAGTCATCCACTAACACCATGGATTTGCTCAACTCTTTACAAAATCTTAAATTGTCCTCAATCTCGTTGTAAACAGATGTTCGGGCAACTTTCCATTTATCCTCGTAAACTTTTACTTGTAATTCACGTCCTAAAGTGATCCAAACCGTATCTGATAAAATACGCTCGGTTTCGCCGTTTTTAATTCTTGAGTAAATGGCAGGTTTAATGCCCTTTGATTTTGCATAATCGGAGTCAGAGCCTCCGTAGTTTTCTCTTGCCTCTAAAAGAGCGGTTACAACTTTTTGTTTAAATTCGTTTGTCAGGTTCATAACGTGTCAGGTTAAAGGTTAAAATTGGAACGCCATCCTTTTGGTTGAGCGTTGTTTTGTATTAATACTAAATTGTCGTCGTTTTCGTCCTCAAAAACTTCTACAGGCTCCTCATTAAGTTCAAACCTTTTAAGGTTTGGAATGGTAAAGCCGTTGCTTTGTCTTTTTGGTGTATTTTCTAAAATATTAATGTTATCGATGTTGTTTCTTTGGCGTTTTGCAAATGCTTCTACAGATGCTACATAAGCACTTTGTAACTGATAGGCTTTGTCGTCTATTCCGTCCACTCTTTCGGCTTTTGCTCTGTTATATTTTGGCATTGGCATAACTTCACAAATCAAGCGTTCTTTATAGTACACTAATGCTTTTAAAACAGTTCCGTCGTTGCCGTCTAACCAATAAACATCTACCTCCTTATCCTCGATAATTTTCATTTTTTCGATAAGTGCCTCTCCAAGTAATATTTCGTTTGCTTCTGCTATGGCACGTTTCTCGCCTTGAAGTGTAATGTAGCCTAATTTGCACGAGGTTTTAGTTTTATAACCAATTACGGGAAGTATAGCGGCCCAGTTGGTAGGTTTTAAATTTGGGTTTTGAAACTCTCTAAAATACTGCCAATTAGTAAATTCGGAGTTTTCCGGGTGTGGCATATCATTCCAATTTATTAAATGTGATAAAGTCATATTAACCAACTGGTCGTAAGGAACTACCATTTCTTTTTTACCTTTTGCTTGTAAAGCTCCTATTTGGTTTTTTTCGCTTTTTGCTGTAGGCCTTGCCATCCAACCTGCCTCTTGTTTTTCGTGTCCGTAGCGTAACTCTCCAAATGCTCTCTCGATATACTTTGCACGAGCGTTGTTTGCTTCAATTCGCACCTCTTGGAACATTGCACCAGGTTTCAATAAGGAATCTCTAAAAGAACTGTTTAACGAACTTTCACACTCGAGCTCAAACGGAAGACAAAAACCCCAATCGGTATAGTTACGTACCATTTGGCGGTAAAAATCTACTATTAAGCCCTCTTTTGTTTTACCATATACAAACGTGGTAAAACAGCGACTTGCTACATCCATTCCGATATAATACCAAAGGCGGTCGCCTTTTTCATTGTAGATAAATGGCGGTTGACGGTCATCGATTGAGATAATTGAACCCGCTAATTTTGGTAATTCCATTTGATGATGTGGTTTGTATTGTCCCATATACGCCTGACGGTTTCCGCTACGTGATGCATGAGTAGCAATGCGGTTTTTCCAAGCATTTAAGTAATTGATAATGGTTGCCTCCGATAGTTTTGGAAATTCTTTAGGGTTGTAAAGCTCGCCTGTGTCCTCGTTGTACACTTGAGCATATCCACTTAAAAACGCCTCATAGCTTCGAGCTATTTCGGTAGGACTTGGTTTGTGAGATTGATTTTTAAACAACGCATTTAAAATCATTTCTACACGGTCATCTACTTTTCGGGCATTTTGTTTACCCGTTCCGTTAGCGTCTTTAATCAACGAATAGTATTTATTGTCTTTATACGCTTTTAAAGCCTGTTTAAATCGTTTTGAAACGGGTAGCGTATGTTCGTAGCCGTAATTTACTTTTAGTGCGTTTTGAAAACTCTCAACCTCGTAAATAAGTGTATCAATTACACCTCTTGAACTACCTCTCAAACTAATTCGTTTTTGCTCGAGTTCTATAACTGCATTCATAACGCTTGCATTGACTACATAACGCTCTTGCTCATCTTGTTTAAGAGCCAAACCGTTTCTCTTGAAAGTGCTGTAGTATCTGCGTGCGTCTGCATCTTCTTTATAGAATAACTCCAACGGGTTTTCTACTTTTCGAGGGTCGCCAAGGGCTTCTTGTATTTCGGGTTTTAGCGTATCAAAGTCAATCAATAGTTTACGACCGTTGCCACCAACTTGTAAACGCTTGATGCCGAATTGTTTTTTACTGTAGCGATGTACTTCACTTTTTAAAGTAGAGTAACAATTCCAAAATCTTGGAACAAGCTCTTCCAGTTCTACCGCTACTTTGTTATGTTCGTATATAAAAGGCATGTTTTATATTTTTTGTTCCGACCAAGGAATCGAACCTTGCAAACACATCAATCAAATGAATGACAAACCTGTATCGGAGAAATCACTACTTTTACGCTCTCAACTGTAAAATTTTAGTGATATGAGTGAAATTAAAGACTTACAAAATACTTTAGATGTGTTGCTTTTAGAAGTAGCTAAAAACAACGCACACTTACAAACCTTAACTATTGGGTTGTTTGAACTTTCTCAACAAATTTTTGACGAGGATAAATCCAAGGTGTATGAGGAGCAGTATTACCGTACCTTAATTCAGAAAACGCAGCAGCAAGTAAATCGGCTCGGCGGTGGGCTGTACAATCCTGCAAAGGCAGATTTTGCTCTTTTTGAGTTTGAGCAGTTTTTGAAATCGAAATTGAAAGAGAAATAGTCATGATTATAAAATATTAGTGGTTAAACTTCTTTTAATGCAAAAGCCAAAAAAATAAAATAGCTTTTCTACAACTTCATGCGTGAAGTCTCGGTTAATGTGATGAATAATTTTAGTTGTGATCATAGTTGTTAGTTTTTAGCGTTAAAATTTTCAAGGGTTTGTTTCATTTGTTTTTCAAGCAGCTTGTAGTCTGCTTTTATTTTGTCGGCAGTTATAGTGGTGTAGCCACCTCTTAAGCACATGCGGATGTACACCTTAGTTAAACCATACTTAGTAACAAGTGCTTCAATTATTCGCTGGTCATAAGTGTATTTCTTGTTTTTTTGAATAACTTTGTTCATTGCTTTTGTATTTTCTTATTTGAAATGCAAATATATAATCAAATGATTAATAAAAACAACAAATGATGTATAAAATTTTAGATATTAATGAAAGAATATTGTATATTATTGATAATCAATACAATGGAAGTCAAAAAAAATTTGCCGAACGTATAGGGTTTGCCGCTCAAGTTGTGTTTAATATAGTTTCTGGCCGTAAATCTAAGCCAAGTTACGATGTTTTATATGCTATTTTATCAACAAATGATTATATAAATGCAGAATGGCTAATAATGGGGCATGGTGAAATGTTAAAACAAAAAGAGGCTCCGTCAACTAATGAAAAGGATACCTATATAATAGAACTGCAAAAAGATAAAATTAGATCATTAGAAAAAGAGTTACAGGACCAGAAGCAAACCATTGAGCAACTAAAAAAAGAACTTTTACTTGCAAGTAGTAGTAAAGTGGGCGTTAAAAGTGATGGGTAA